GAATTTAACGGGGGCGGAGGTCAGCGATTTAATGCCGTACTCGCGTATTACTTTGCGGCGTAGCTTGATGGTGATATCGAAGCGACGAACCCATTTGTTATTGATGAGTTCAGGAAAGGGATTAATGCGACTGCAACGGGCCAGAGAAAGGCCCACGCTCACCAGCTCGTCATTGTTTTGAGTGATAGTCAGACCGTCACGGAATTGAGTTGCATACCGTTGCCCGTTGGGACCGTAGAAACTCGCCATACATTCGATTTCTTCGTGTCGCCATAACTCGGTGCTGTTTTCAGTTTGGTTCTCAAAGGCGGGGCTGGCATCATCAGGAATATCGATTACCCCAAAGCCGCACCAATTAACATCAGCCTCCATAATGGGTGACTGAACGGCTGTCCATCGTGGGCGAACGTGACCATCGGGTAGCCCTGACACCCCTCTCACCCACTGACTCAGTAAGCGCTCCAGTGTCTCATCGTATGCGGGACCGTCAGCAATTGGCGTTAGCCAGCCTGCCTCATCACTGCTGTTGTTGCTCAATGGGAATTCCTCCATCGAACGGCAAGAGTTCACAGTGCGCTTGAACGAATCCCGCACCATATGCCGTGTAAGGGTCAACAAACGTCACGCGATAATCGCGATTCTGATAGGTAACAATATCGGCATCACGCCCCGTCTGCCCTTGAGTAAGCCGCTCAACAGTCACAATAAGAATTGCGCCACCAATGACATTCCCTGACATCATCCGGCGCGACTCAAGCGAGCGATCAACCGTAACCACTCCCGCAAAGCCTTTCTCAGTAACGGTGTTGGTGGCGAATCCATCAGCATCGACCGTCTGCACGCTCCGTTTAACCACCAGTGACATGTCACAGAAGTCCGGGTCAAACAGCACATCAGTAACATCAAGATTTGGCATTTTTATCCCTTACGATATAAGTTATTGCTCGTCGGTACTGGCCCTGATCAATCAATGGCCGAGCATTGGTGTTACTGATAAGTTGGCCCTGTTCATTTTTTTCCATAAGCGAACCTTCACCCTCTCGGCGAGCCAGTTCACGAATGGCTCCCTTACGCCCGCGCCTCGCCCTAGCTGCTAATGTACTGTCAGCCAAAGGAATCAGGTTTGTGATGGTCATGTAACGGCGTACTGCGTCACTGGCAATAAGGCCCGCCTGATTAAGTGCCTTCTCCGCCGCCGAGTTGCCGTCAAATACGGCCTGTGCTGCCTGCTTAAGTTTCGCTATTGTCTTATCCTGAACGGATTGGACGCCGGGTTGCAGGTGTGGGCGGGCGGGAATGTTTTGGGCCGGAGATCCGTATTCGTTTATGTAACCTATCTGAGCATTACCTATAGTGACCTTTTCCCCATCCTCAGGCTCTCGGTTGCTGGTCGATTCGGGTATTCCCACCAGCACGTCTTTATTCCCTATGGATTTAAAGGCCGCCAGGATGCCATTAGCCTTATCTACCCGCACCTTTAAGCCACTTTTCATAGTTGCCGGCCTCCGGCACCAAACATGAGAATGATCTGGTAGAACTCAGCACCATAGCGGGTGAAATTCCAGAATCCAGCGTCAGGGTTCAGTGTGGCGCTGTTGTCATAGCTAACGGAAACCTTATCGACACTCTTTGACGAAGCTGCACCATTGGTTGAGCCACTACCTCCACCCATCGCAGCTGACAGCATATCTTTCGCTTGCAGCGTCATGTAATGAGCGACAAACAACTCAACCAGATAGGGAAACATATTATCCAGTAGGTTCTCATCAAGAAGGTTGTCGGCAAGCGATAATCGAAATTGTATTGCAGCGTCAGGGTAACGGGTCTCATTTTCAAACTGGGGGAAATCAGTCCTGAACTGTACTGGTGTCGGTAGGTTTCTGTTCCTTGCCATTTGCTTTCACCTTCGGCTTAGTCAGTTCATCGATTTGCTTCTGCATCTCAAGGATGGAGGTATCACGATCAGCTAGCGCTTGCGCCTGTTCATCGATTTGCTTCTGCATCTCAAGGATGGAGGCTTGCAGGTCGGTGTTATTTTGCTCAACCTCTCCGTCAATCACCTCGGCGTGTGCCAGAGTAAACCAATGTTCGGCAACGTCTTTCGTCACCGTATGAGTGCCAACCAGAAAAGCGATATCTGGCTGACCGGCTAACGACAATTTAAAGGGGGTATGTACTGCAATTTTCATCATTTCACCTCACAGGCCTCCTGCGAGGCCATCAGAGTTATTAAATGCCGTCGAAGTAAGCCAATGTTTCAATGTACGGGGCTTCAACCACACCCAGTTTTCCGTAATAGGTCACCAGCTGCCACAATCCGCGATACTGGATCGGGATGCTTGTCAGCGGTACTAATGGGAATCGCACATACTTACGGTCGTTGGTGTAGGCCACCATCCGATCCTTACCTGCCACACCTGCACCTTTCAGCCACTTCACCGCGCGGATATTCAGAGGAATACCGTTCTGATGGAAAGAGATAGTGTTAGTCGTCAGGTAGGTCAGCAAAGATTGGTTGCCCGCATCAGACACAATAACCTGCGCCAGATAAGCGTACTGCTCAGGAGGTAACAGCAGGTCTTTCGGTACCACGGTATAGCCGGATGCGGCCCAGGCATCGGAAAGTACCTTATTAATAGAGTCGCGAATCTCCGCAACGGTTGAAGTCAGCCACGATTTAGTTGCGTTGCCGATCGCTACGCCGGTGTAGTTAGCCAGACCTTTTACACCCAAATCGGTATCACCGAGATAGACCTGCTCGTCGGCGTCCATGTGCCATTTCAACACCATGCCGTCATATTTCTGCGTATCGATTGGACGGCCCACTTGTTGTGCTGCGGCTAATTCAATCACCGTCCAGCCCAGCTCCATCCCCCACAACGTCAGTGGGAAGCCCTTTTTATCGATATCGACGTTAATGCCCGCCAGTGCTGTCGATTCCTGACTAACCCAGTTCTTGCCCTTTGGATTAGCACCGGTACCGGCTGCGGCAAAGCCAGTTTTAGTGAATGAGCTGATCTCATCGGCAATATTCACATCTTCGCGGAATTGAATGTCGCGGGTGTAAGTCGTCCCCACCAACGGCAGGTTAATCTCTGGATCTAATCGCTCCAGCTCCCCGATCAGGAATGCGCCGCTGGCATCAATGGTGCGCTGGCTGTCGTAAGTGATCATATTGATTGTTCCTTAAATCTTGTAAGAGATTTCAGTGTTACCAGCGGCATCACCGGCACCCGTGAAATAAGCGTTAGGTAGCACTACGGTAGTGTCAGCAATCGCGGTAGCCAGCACAGAACCCAACGGGCTAGCGTCGGTAGCATCAGCGATACGGATGTAGACAGGCGCGCCCTTAGTCACACCCGCAGCCGTAGCCCCAATATTGACCGACATGTAACCGCGCTTTAGCGCCTCACCGGCGAAGTTGTTGCTGGTACCGATTTGGCGCACTTTGTCTGGCGTTGATGTGGTAGGGAATGGTCGGACAAAGATGCCGACGATTTTGTCTGCGGTATCGTCCTCTTCCAGCGGTACAAAGAAATTGCCACTGAATTTACCGGCCAGCCCGTACTGGCTAAATGGATTGGCCGTATTAATCAGTACCGGCTCAATAGTCAGATCCTGAGGGCGCGAAACGGCCCCGGCAATGCCCACAGGCATCCGGAATAAATATGCTGTCATGAATTAGTTTCCTTTTTTAGCCCAGAACGCGGCGTTCTGTTTATTGAGGTCGGCGGCGGTAGGTCGGCGATTTGGAGAAGCAGAATCAGTGGTTCGGTGGTTCAACTGAATGTTATTGCGGCCCTTGGCGATCTCGCTGGCGGCAATGAATGCCGCATCAAGGGAGAGTTTCGGCATCTTGGCAAAGTCTGGCTTATCGCCAACAATGCCTTTCAGCAATTTCTCGCCCTCGGTGGTTTTAAACGCCGCATCCAGTACGGTTCGTTTAAAGGACGCTAGCTTTCCACCCTCTGGCAATTTAATGCCAGGTACAATCCATTCAGCGCGGGAAACGACATCCTGATGATAAGCCGCATCGCTTGTCATGCGTCGTCCCTCTTCCTCCTCATCGGGATCGGCGTCGGTAGTGGAACCCAATTTCTCCAAAATCGCAGCTAAGGTCGTCTCCATTGCCGCAACTCGAGTTTCGATGTCACCACTATCGTTAGTCGCGATGGCATCTAATTCAGGTTCCTGTTTCGGTAACGGCTGTTGCGGGTTAATGGTGATATTGATGGCCTTTGGCAATTCGCCAGTACCTTCATCACTGGTTAACTCTGATGGAACGCTTTCCATTGCTTCCTCCATCGCGGCGGCATCTTTGGTTTTGATTGCTCGGCGTAGCTTTGCGAACCAAGTGTTATTCGTTGTCATACGTTTACTATCTCCAATTGAACAGCGTTTCCCTGCGCGGCCCGTGGGAACGAGAGCGACATGGTTAGCTATGATGTCGTATTGACGGGCTTTGCCTCTGGCAGTCTGCTGATATTCGGCATCGTAGCCAGCCGAAATTTGATCAACACCATCTTCAAGAATCACCTTTATGGCTTCGGCTTTCTTGACCACGATGTCGGCGATCATTAGATCTGATTGGTCACCTGTACCCCGCCTGACGTTTTGAATGTGTCCAGCCGCGTAGCGGCCCCAGTTATCAGGTGTTACATCTTCGATGGGGTGAGATACTGTGAACGTCATTCCCTCAAAGCTGGCGAGCGTTTCAGGCCGAAATACTTCGTCCTCGGTCCTTTCTACAAGGATTTCACCATCACTATCAGGCTCGATATCATCTAGCTCTTCACCACCGTAAAGCTGCACTCCTGTTCGGCCTATAGGTACGTCTTTACACAGCAGACCACCGTCAACCATTTCAAAGCGGGTCTCTCCCAGGCGGGAGTTATAGAAATATTGCATGGGATACCTGCTAAATTGCGGGCATAAAAAAAGGCCGCGATAGCGACCATTCGGATAAAGGATAATTGTGCTGATTTAGTGACTTTTTAACATAAAGACCATTACCCGCACCGGGCGCATAACACTCATCGAACAAGCAGCGTGAGAGGCTTATTTATCTGGGTTTTAATGGTGAAACAGGGCGGATCGCCCTGCATAAACAATGCATAAATCAGGGGTGTTTTTGCATAGCGTTTAAAGGGGGATTTCTCCCCTTTTACCCACTTATCCCATTAACTTGCGGTAGGCTTCGGCGGCTTCGTCTGGTGTCATATTCACAGTTTGAATTGCTCCACCGTTCGGACCGCTCAACTCGGTTTTCTTTGGCGCTTCCCAGCCGCGCATTTCAGCCAGTTGCTTGATAGCGGCTTTCGGATCATGCAACTTAATTTTCAGTCCGTCCTTGCCTGCCGTCAGTTCAGATATTGCGGCCATCTGCTCAGGCTTTAATTCGCTGGCATTTTTGAATGACCAGACAGACTGAATGATCGGGTTGCCATCATCATCTTTACCAACAACGTGAGTGCCGAATGTCGCCAGATCAGCAATAGACGTTCGCCCCATCACTGACAGGCGCTCCATGGCTTCCTCAAAGGTCATGATGGCTTCGTTAACTGTTTCGTGCTGAACGGACTTTAAAAAGGATGAAACGTTAACATTTGCATACATTCTAGAAGCGGCGGCTCGGCGTGAATCCCCTTTAGCTTTGCCGCCTGCTTTACTGTATGCCTCCAGTTGATTTTTGCCTTTCAGTATGTGAGTAACAAATTTCTTCTGTAATTGTGTTAGGGCATCGAAAAGCGCCTTTTGTTCTTCTGTTAGCGTCATTCCGGCCATGATTATTCCCTTTTACTGTTTATCGCTACTCAACGAATGTCACTTTGGTGGTTATCAGTCGCCGAATGAGCCTTGCCGCCTCACGCTCCATATCACTGATGGTTTCAGGCGTGATTTTCTTTCCATGGTATTTGCGCTCAATTTCAGCGATCACAGCGTTCACATCCACAGTCTGTGGGGGGGTGACTTCTATATTCAAACGAGACATTTAGAGTGTCCTTGGCTTGCGTTAATAAAATTGACCGTTACTTCTCGCCACCAGTCGAACAGGTGGTAGCATTGCTTATCGTGCATTGTCGCAACCACTCATTGAATGGCTGCTGCAATACAGGCCGTCTCTCCGACTGTCACATCGCTTCGCCTACAACGGCTGATGTTGCCGCTAATGCCCGATCAAGGTGTATTGGTTGTTTTTGATTCCACAGGTACGCTCGATAGAGAGGTACTACGTCACTGCTAATACCTGTGGACTGCGACAACCCAACGCTATTGATGTGTAGTGCTGTTAATTATTAACCGATCGTCAGCGACAACCTTTTGTAGCGCGGTGACTTTCTCGACTAGCTTGTCGGCTCGTTCAGCGATTGAAATAAGAAACCCGACATCTGCGTCTGAAAATCCGCAGTCTCTGGCTGCATCAGTGAGCTGTCCACTGGCGGGAGTAACGGGCATATCCCCAACTGAAGCGGCGAGACACTCGAAGCGCTTTTGCAACCTGATATTGCCAGCACGGTAAGCAGCAATAGTGCCTTTTGCTTTGTTCTCAGCATCTACTACCCCTTGTTGGTATGCTTTTAATCCGGCTGTTTGTGCGGTTTGAAGTTGAGCCTCTTTCTCGTCAGCGCTCTTTTTAGCGGCTAGCTCTGACTTTAGGTCTGATTTGTTGCGGTCAGTCCATTTAAGGGACCACTCCGTATCTTTGCTATCGCTACCCCACCAGTACCCGCCACCGACTAAAACTGAAATCGTCAGTAAGACGGCTATCAATCTCAATAGGGTTTCTTTCATGCGGGTATCTCGATATGTGGCGCATCCAAGAACTTCGCTGGCTTGTCATTCGGGTTGTCTGTCCAGGTGATACCGAAACGCAACTTAACGCCCAACTCTTTACCTGCGCGGTGCATGGCATCCAGTACCGGCAACCAGCATTTATAATCATTCCAGTTGGCACCAGTGGGGAGCAAATCAACCGCACTGCCAGAGATATGACGGCTATTCATGGTCTGGCTTTTACCAGTGGCCACCAGCTCTTTTTGCCGTTCTACCGTGCGGACACCTTCAATAACGCCGAAATCAACGGTTGATAGCTCCAGAGCGCGGCGAACTACTTTCACTAATGCCGGGTTAACGCCCTTTAAGTTGTTTTCACTGCGCTGGCTAAATTTATTGGTTTGCATTGCCCGCCCCTGTCTTGTTGCCAACGATGCGCTTAAGCACCGATCCGATGTAGTCAGTGCCGAGGTAACCAATAAAGACGCTTGATACCATCGCCCAGCCTTGGTCGATACTGAGCAATACAAAGATGTCTTTCAGGAACCAGGCAATAATTGAACACATCGCAGCATCAAGCATTCGTTGAGTTCGTCCGCCGCCCGCATACCAGCCGCGCAGCAAAGCCATAATCGCAGCAACCAAGGCACTCAGTAATTCACCTCTGTGCTCTGCTACCCACGTCACTATCAGCGTCCATACATCCGGGGAGTTGTGCATTTTCATATCCTGCCTCCCCATTGGGGAAATTAATCCCGGCGAATGTCGGGTTCGTATGCTGTTGTGTAGGGAATAGCTCCCGTCGTAGTCATTCGAAATTGTGAGGGTGTTTTCAGTGATTGACTGTTTTGACGGGAGCTAAATAAAAAAAGCCCACCGAAGTGAGCCTTAAAATTGGTGCCAGAGTAAGCATCTGGTTGCACATTCCCACATCTGGTATTGTTAAATCGCCAGAAATAACCACATCAAATATGGAGAATTAAATGAGTGAATCAAACAAATCCACAAGTGAAAGCAAGCC